GATTCAAGAAAAATATGTCGCACCAGTAATGAAAGTCCAAAAACTTTTAGAGGGTTCTACTGAAGCTGCAAAAGAAATGGAATATGTTCTTGTCCATGCAGCTGGTGGTAAACAAGAATCTGAATATAAATATTTAACTCCATATGCAATTAAATATGGTTTTGAAACACCATTAGATTTAGGTAAAAAAATTCTTAACGATATTGGACTATCTGATAAAGGTGGTTATATGTCTGATTCTGGTAAGATTACGAGTAAAAAGTGGTCTGATGGAACACCACAATGGACAGGCGGTAATGTAACACCAAAAACAGATATAGTTCTTGGAAATAAAAAAGTATCACTTAAAAAAGGTAGTTCACAGTTAATGTCTGGTGGGCCTGATGAATCACTTTCTACATTTAGAGCTGCAGTAGAAAATACTGAAAACTTTAATCTTGAAGGTCTTGCAAAAGAAGTTGAAGAAGGTATAAGAAATTTACTTCCATCTACAGTTGGTGAATTTATGGGTGGTGCAGATTTGCAAAAAAAAGGTGGAACTGTATACCAAAAGACGAAATCAAAACAAGGGAAAATCGCAGATGTTGCTTCTGGCACTTTTGATAAAGATAAAGTTCTTAAAGCTGCAGATGTCCATAACTTAAAAATGAAAAAAAAGTTTGCTGAATTATTTGCATCTAATATAGAGTTTAAGAAAAACTTTGTATATGAAGCTATGACAGGCGCAGTAAAATTTGATAAAGGAGATGCAGCTGCAGATTGGTTTTTAGTTGTTGACTTTGATGGTAGTTCATCATTTAAAGAAGTTAACTCTGCTCAAACTGCATATGTTAGTGAAATTCTTTCAAAAGTAAAACCAGATGTTAAATTTAAATCCACAGCAGTTTCAAAAAAAATAGATGGAAAAGCTACTAAAACTGGATATTATAGGTTTTGGTCTGTTGTTGGTTTAGGATATACAGCCGCAGTAAAAAAAATAGAACAAGCATCTACAGACTACGAAAATGGTGATTTACTACAAGAAGGATTTTTTAGTAAAATAAAACAAATATTCAAAAGCTTTTATGCTTTTATTTCTAAGGTATTTCAAAAGATGAAAGAATTTATAACATCTTCTGTTCAAAATATGCAAGAATTTTTAGGACTAAAACCAGATATTAAATTTAATAATGAGATTGATTGGTCATGATTAGTTTCACAGAACTAAACGAAAATAAAGCTGGTAAAAATCTTCACCTAGAACATCTAGAAGATGAAATCATCAACAATGGTGTGCCAGGTGGTAGAGCTGCTATTAACTTCCTACGTTCTCTTAGAGATATGTTAGCTGGTAATGCTCGTTCTAGTATTAACATGACAGTTAAGTGGGATGGTGCTCCAGCAATATTTGCTGGTATTGATCCATCTGATGGTAAATTCTTTGTTGCAAAGAAGTCAGTATTCAACGTCAACCCTAAACTGTATAAAACAGAAAAGGAGATTGATGATGACCTTAAAGGAGCACTTGTCCAAAAATTCAAAGTCGCACTCTCAGAGTTCTCAAAACTTGGAATCAAATCCGTTATTCAAGGCGACCTTATGTTCACAGATGATGTGGAGACCCAAACCATTGAAGGTACTAAGTACTACACTTTCCAGCCTAATACAATTGTCTATGCTGTGCCTGTTGATAGCACTCTTGGTAAAGTTATAGGGAAAGCAAAAGTTGGTATCGTATGGCACACAACATATTCTGGAGATACACTAGAGGGTATGTCTGCATCATTTGGTGTGGATATATCTGGTCTTACAAAATCATCAAGTATATGGATGGATGATGCAACATATAAAGATACAACTGGTACTGCAACATTTAATGCAGAAGAAACTAAGGTTGTTACTGGTTTACTATCACAAACTGGTACAGTATTTCAAAAAATAAATTCATCTATGTTAACTAAGTTCCTTAAATTACAGGATAGTATGACAGGTGCGATTGTTGGAGCTCAATTGAAGACGTATAACAATAGTAAAGTTCGTGCTGGTGCAAAGATTACAAATCCTAAATCTCATGCAAAAGGTTATGAGAATTGGGTTGAACAATCAATACAGAAACAGATTGACAAAGCAAAGAGTGCAAAAGGTAAAGAGAAATACACTAACATACAGAAAGAATATGTAAGAGAAGTTAAGAAACACACTAACAACTTAACTTATATTATTACGTTTCAAAATCTATTAGTTGATGCAAAATCACAAATTGTAAATAAACTAAATAGTGTTAAGGGTTTGACGGATACGTTCATCAAAACCTCAAATGGATTTAAAGTAACTAACCCAGAGGGTTATGTTGCTATTGATAGAGTAAGTGGTGGTGCAGTTAAATTGGTGGACAGAATGGAGTTCTCCTTTAATAACTTTACTGCCGTAAAGGCATGGGATAAATGATAACATTTTTAGAACTATACTCTAATGTAAATGAGTTAAAAAAAGTCAATCTTAAACAAAGAAGAAAACAAGCTATTCGTATGGCAAAAATGACTAAATCTTCTTCATTCCAAATGAAAGTTGCAAGGGCTAAACTTAAAATTGCATCTCCAGAAAAACTAAAAGTTAAAGCACAGAAACTTGCAAAACAAAAAGTTTTAGATAAGTTTTATCCAAAATATAAAACTATGCCTATTGCACAAAGAGTTAAGGTTGACCAAATCATTTCTGCAAAGTATAGTGGTATGATTAACAAGATTGCAATGAAATCTGCTAAAGCAGTTAAATCAAATGAACGTGAAAAAGTGAAGAAAGCAAAAGAGGCAAAAACAGATGCGTAGTTTTTCTCAAATAAATGAAAAGGCTGGTGATACAGCAATCTTTACTTTTGGTAGATTCAATCCACCAACAACTGGACACGAAAAATTAATTGATGCACTTGCAAAACAACAGTCTGCAAATAGTGGTTCTAAGATGTATGTGTTTCCATCACAGTCACAGAATCCAAAGAAAGACCCATTACCATTTGCTATAAAGATTGCATACATGAGAAAGATGTTTCCAAAGTATGCAAAGAATATTATGGCAAACAAAAAGGTAAAGATGGTATTTGATATTGCAGTTGATTTACATAACAAAGGACATAGGTCTATTGTTATGGTTGTTGGTTCTGATAGAGTTACAGAGTTTGATACTCTACTCAACAAATACAATGGTGTCAATGGTAGACATGGATACTATGGTTTCGATAATATAGAAGTTGTATCTGCTGGAGAACGTGATCCAGATGCAGAAGGTGTTTCTGGTATGTCTGCATCAAAGATGAGAAGTTCAGCTTCAGACGGAGATTTTGATACATTTAAGATGGGTGTTCCATCTGGTTTCAAAGATGCACTTAAACTATACAATGATGTTCGTAAGAACATGGGTATTCGTGAAGAACGAGATATGGGAGAGATGACTGACTTTGAATCTCTTAGAGATTTATATCTTACTGGAAAACTCTGGAACATTGGAGATATTGTAGAATCAAAAGGTATAAGTGGTAAAGTAATCAATAAGGGTACAAACTATCTTTCATTTGTTTCTGAAGATGGTAAAGTACATAAGACTTGGTTGTATGATATCAATGAGAGAGACTATAAGAAAGAGTATGCAAACTATCAAGGTACACCAGAACAAATTGCAAGACGTTCTTCTAGAAACAAAGCTCGTAGAGTTATGGGAGATAAAGTAATACAAGGTTTAGATGTAGGACATAAAGATAACAATCCTATGAACAATGACCCAAGTAATCTTAAAAACGAAGACCCATCTGATAATCGTAGAGAACCAAGACTTAGAGAAGTCAAACAAGATAAAGATATTAAAGGTAGAGATGGTACACAACCAGCAAAGTATTATGCAAAAGATACTGAAGGTGATGATATGTCAAAGTCTACCAAACAAGCTCGTGCAAGACATTTTGATAAAAAGAAAACTGGGCCTGCACCTGGCGATGCATCTGCAACAACTAAACAATCCACTCATACTAAGAAGTTCAAACAGATGTTTGGTGAGAAACTTCCTGCTGGTGCAGACATGGGAGATTATATTGATGATTTCAAAAAGTCTGATGCACCA